CTTCAACGACTGTAAAAAAACTTTAGGTGCTGCACTTAAATGGCTTGACACTAAAGACGTGGCATGATATACCTACAATTCTAACAAAGGAGAAATATAAATATGAATCAAATAACAAATTTAGATACAAATAATTATGAAGCAATGGCAAAGGCAATGGGCATGAGTTCACTGGCTGTGCCGACTAAAGAGAAGACTAACTCTCTTGCAAGACTACGCATACATCACACACCTTTAATGGGTCAGGAAGAGATCAAAGGTAAAATGACTAACGTTGAGGTAGTCAGTGGTGGTACATACAAACTGGAGATACCAGAGGGTGAGACATACTACGCTGAGAGTGTAGCTATACGCCCCTTCCTACAGAGGTTTATGTACAAGCGTTTCATTAAAGGTACTGACAGTACACCTAACAGGTATGTCAAGACTATTATGGCAGACAATCTCAACATGGATCTGAAGGATAACGATGGACAGTTTAACTGTGGTAAACCTGCAGGGTACATAGAAGACTTCAAGGCTCTGCCTGAGAAGATGCAGGATCTGATTAGACAGATCAAACGTACTCGTGTACTGTTCGGTACTGTTGACTTAGTTAATCCTGTTGATGCCAATGGTAACTCTGTAGACGTGGAGACTACCCCATTTATATGGGAGGTAGAAAACCGTGATGCATTTAAGACTATGGGTGACGTGTTTAACAAGTTAAATAAAATGAAACGTCTACCTGTACAGCATTATGTAAAGGCAGGAACAGAGGAACGTAAGTTGCCAAATGGTAACTCATTCTATCTGCCTACTGCTGAGTTGGATCTATCCGAAACATTGGATATGGACAAAGACACTCAGGAAAACCTAGCTAACTTCTTAGCTTGGGTAGCTAACTATAATGAATACATTATGGGTGCTTGGAATGAGAACATGCAGAAGCATCAGTCGGTAGACACAGATACTGTCAATGAGTTCATTGATATTGATACTGCTGAGTTAGTATAATGAACCATCCTGCTGAACTGCCAATTCATCAGTACCTTGATAAAGCTTCTAATGGGCAGACAACTATGTCTGATGAAACCATAGAACAAGTAGCTCAAGACATCAAGGATGCGTTGAAGCGGCAGTTTGGTGGGGGCAATAGGAGAGGAGAGTTTCGTCTACGTATGTCAAACATAGGTAGACCTACATGCCAACTCTGGTGGGAGAAGAACCACCCAGAGAAGGCACTCCCCAAGCCTACCACCTTCGTAATAAATATGCTAATAGGAGATATAGTTGAGGCAGCGTTTAAAGGAATACTTAAAGAAGCAGGAGTTGCTTACGAAGATTCGGACACAGTATCTTTGGAGCTTGATAACACTACAGTTAATGGAAGCTATGATCTTGTTGTCGATGGTGCTTTGGATGACGTAAAGTCTGCATCACACTGGTCATATACAAATAAGTTTGAATCGTATGACACGTTAGCTAATGGAGATTCCTTTGGTTATGTAGGTCAGCTTGCAGGATACATCAAGGCATCAGGTAAGAAGACTGGTGGTTGGTGGGTAGTTAATAAGGCCAATGGTCAGATTAAATACGTAGCTGCTACAGGCTTAGACTTAGATACAGAGATAGCCAAGTTAAACAAGACAGCAAAGACTGTTGACTCAAATGAGTTCAAGCGTTGCTTTGAGCCAGACCCTGAAGTGTACAGAGGTAAGGCATCAGGTAATAAAGTACTGCCTGAAGGCTGTAAGTTCTGCGACTACAGGTATGCCTGTTGGGATACCATAAAGGATCTACCATCCAAAGTATACCAAGGTAAGAAGACACCCCCTACTGTGTCTTACATTGGAGAAGTAGTAGGGTGAATGGTAAACGTTTTCAGGCTGCCCTGAAGCATGGGTATAGGAGTGGATTGGAGATGAAGATCTCTGACTACCTCAAGGAACTGGATATACCTGTGGTGTATGAGGCCATTAAGATTGAATGGGAAGACCTTATGTACCGCACGTATACTCCAGACTTTGTGTTGCCTAATGGTATCATAATAGAAAGTAAGGGTCGCTTTACCGCAGCAGATAGACGCAAACACATTGAAATAAAGAAGCAACACCCTAAATTAGATATACGCTTTGTATTCTACAACAGCAGAAACAAACTAAGCAAGGGTGCAAAGACTACGTATCAAGGTTGGTGTGACAAACATAAGTTTTTATACCATGATAGGATCGTACCACTCGAATGGATACAAGAAAAAGGAAAGAACAAACATAAACCTGTAATACATTTACCCTATAAAAAAATAATAAGGAGGTAGCCTATGACAATACAAGTAGATGACTTTGATGTTAATGATATAATCATACGAATGAAACCTAACTTTACCGACAGTAAATGGAATGGTTATATAGACATAGACATTATAACAGATAATCAACGTACAACAAATAACCAAGACTTTATAGGCTTAATGCAAGTAGCATCTCTTGTGTGTTCATCACTACCTTTAATGGAATTAAATGAAGAATTTAGAGAAATGCTTTGTGATTATGCAGAAAGTGTGATAGAACAGGAAGAGAAGTTAAAAAAGAAAGACATAGTTAAAGAGTCAGTTGCTAATACAACTGGCAATATAATTAAAGTAAACTTTGAGAGGAGTAAGTAATGAGTATTAAACCAGAATATGATGTGGTAGACAAACCAGAACATTACAATCAAGATAATTGCATTGAATGTATAGATGCAATTCGTGCTGCTCTAGGTTCAGGGTTTAAAGAGTATTTACAGGGTAACATACTAAAATATATATGGAGACATAAGTATAAGAATGGTGTAGAAGATTTAAAGAAAGCAAGATGGTATCTTGACAGGCTCATTGAGTCAGAGGTTAGCAATGATAGCTAAGATATTACTAACACTTGACATTGATGAAGAAGAATATAGGATGCCTTCAGATGGAAGGATAGAAGAAGAACTGCAAGAAGCAGTACATGAATTTGTATATGACATAGACGGCATGGAGATTAAGGCCATGCGAGTAACAACGGAGTAATTAAATGAGCAACAACTATTTACCTACAGACTACCAAGCATTTATTCATACCTCACGGTATGCTCGTTGGTTAGAAGACGAGAACAGAAGAGAGACATGGCCTGAGACTGTACGTAGGTACATGGACAATATTGTAAAGCCTATCGTGATAACTGAATCAGAATTTAAAAATATAGAGGATAGCATACTTAATCTTAGTGTCATGCCAAGCATGAGAGCCTTGATGACAGCAGGTGCTGCATTGAACCGTGACAACACAGCAGGCTACAACTGTAGCTACCTGCCAGTAGATGACCCTAAAGCATTTGATGAAGCTATGTACATACTGTTATGTGGTACAGGTGTAGGCTTCAGTGTTGAGCGTCAGTACATACAGAACCTACCTGAAGTACCAGAGCTATCAGAGAGTGAGACTACCGTAGTTGTAAAGGATAGCAAAGAAGGGTGGGCTAAAGGACTGAGACAGGTTCTTGCTCTACTCTGGGCAGGAGAGATACCGAAGTGGGATGTCAGTCAGGTACGCCCTGCAGGAGCTAGGCTGAAGACATTTGGTGGCAGAGCATCTGGCCCTGCACCATTAATTGACCTGTTTAACTTCTGTGTAAATACATTTAGATCTGCATCAGGTAGAAAGTTGTCATCAATAGAGTGTCACGACTTGATGTGTTACATTGGACAGATCGTTGTTGTAGGTGGTGTGCGTAGATCAGCCATGATCTCACTGTCCAATTTATCAGATGGTAGAATGAGACATGCTAAATCAGGTAACTGGTGGGAGACAGCAGGACATAGAGCATTGGCGAATAACTCTGTCTGTTATACAGAAAAACCTGACTCAGAAACTTTCATGCGTGAGTGGCTTGCACTTGTTGAAAGTAAGTCAGGTGAACGAGGTGTCTTCAATAGACAGGCATGTAAAGTATTAGCAGAGCGTAGCGGTAGACGTGATCCAGACCACGAGTTCGGCACGAACCC